AAAATTTCTGAAAACGGAAAAGTAATAAAAAGAGAAGATGGCAAGGTATTAAAACCTGAAGGATGGACGCCACCTAACATTCAAGCAATTATAAGAAAGTAAAAATATGGAATATATGGGTATCAAAATAGACTTGGAAAAAGATAAACTATTTGATGAATTAGGAATTAAAAGATTACAAGAGTCTTACATGCGTGATGATGAAACATCACCACAACAGAGGTTTGCATATGTATCATCGTCATTCGGAAGTAATCCTGAACACGCTCAGCGCCTTTACAATTACTCCGCTAATCATTGGCTCAGTTATAGTACTCCAATTCTTAGCTATGGGCGTTCTAAGCGTGGTATGCCTATATCGTGCTTTCTTAACTATATTGAAGATACTGCGGAGGGTCTAGTTGATAATCTTAGCGAAACTAATTGGCTTTCTATGCTTGGCGGTGGTGTTGGTATTGGCTTCGGTATACGTAGTGCAGACGACAAGAGTACTGGTGTTATGCCGCACCTCAAAATTTACGATGCTTCATCTCTTGCTTACCGTCAGGGTCGTACTCGCCGTGGAAGTTATGCTGCTTATCTTGATATCAGTCATCCCGACATTATATCATTTTTAGAAATGCGTAAACCTACTGGTGATCCTAATGTACGATGCATGAATCTACACCATGGTGTTAACATCACTGATGATTTTATGAAACTGATTGAAAACTGTATGTTGGATTCAGAAGCAGATGATTCATGGCCTTTGGTTGATCCAAAATCAGGAATAGTGCGTGAAACAGTTTCCGCCAAAGCTTTGTGGCAACAAATCTTAGAATTACGTATGCACACCGGTGAACCTTATATTCATTACATTGATACTAGTAATAAAATGTTACCTCAATTCCTAAAAGATAGAGGATTAAAAGTACATCAATCAAACCTATGTTCTGAAATTATTTTACCAACAAATGAGGAAAGAACTGCTGTATGTTGTTTATCATCTTTAAATTTGGAGCACTATGATGATTGGAAGAATGATACCTTGTTCCTTAAGGATGTTGCTGAAATGCTCGATAACGTTCTGGAGTTTTTTATTGTTAATGCACCTGATACCATTTCCAGGGCTATACACTCTGCTAGTCGTGAGCGTTCTATTGGCATTGGTGCCTTAGGTTTTCATGCTTACTTGCAGAAGAACAATATTGCATTTGAAGGTGTAATGTCAAAAGTTACAAATAATCAAATATTTAAACACATAAGGAGTAAATTAGATGAGGCTAATCAAATTCTTGGAAAAGAACGAGGGGAAGCTCCTGATGCTGTCGGCACTGGCCAGCGCTTCAGTCACCTTATGGCTATTGCTCCAAATGCTTCTTCGTCTATCATTATGGGAAACACTAGCCCTAGTGTTGAGCCTTACCGTGCTAATGCTTACCGTCAAGACACTTTATCAGGCGCATTTCTAAACAAGAATAAACATCTAGATAAAATTATCCAAAAACACGCTGAGATTCATCCAAACGGATGGTCAGATGAAGTCTGGAGTAGTATCATGGCGAATGATGGTTCTGTACAACATTTAGAATGGTTGGATGAAAATGAGAGAGCTGTATTTAAAACATCCATGGAAATTGACCAACGTTGGGTTATCGAATTGGCTGCTGACCGCCAACAATACATTGACCAAGCACAATCATTAAACTTGTTCTTCCGTCCAGATGCACATATCAAATACATTCACGCCATACACTTTATGGCATGGAAAAAAGGATTGAAAACGCTTTACTACTGCCGTTCAGAAAAGATTGGCAAGGCAGATAAGGTATCTAAACGTATTGAACGTCAAGTTATTAAAGAATTGGACATGGTTCAAGTAGCACAAGGAAATGATTGCATTGCTTGTGAGGGATAAATGAAACCCACTATCGCTATATTCTTACATCAACCAAAATGTTCGGTACAATCTGGTAATGGAATAATTAAAGCACTAGAGACACATTACAACTTTAAAATATTTACAAAGCATGAACTAGAAAGTGATTTCTTTGATAATGTCGATATTGTTGCTTTTCCTGGTGGTTTGGGTGATAGTGATAGTTTTGATTTTTTATTTAAAGATAATCGTAGTCGCATTTCTGATTTTATTCATAATGGCGGCCGCTACCTGGGAATTTGCATGGGTGCTTATTGGGCTGGTAATAGTTATTTCAATTTTCTTGATAATGTAGAAGTTGAACAATATATAACACGACCAAATACCGACACACGTAGGCCTCATGCAAAGAACTTAAAAATTGAATGGTTGGGTAAACAGGAGAAGATGTTCTTTTATGATGGTTGTGCCTTTGGACCAGGACAGTATGAAATTATTGCAAAGTATATGAATGATGATCCGATGGCCATTATTCAGAACAGGATAGGTTTAATTGGTTGTCATCCTGAAAGTCAACCACATTGGTATAAATCATATAGTTGGATGAGAGGCCTCTATCACAATGGAGAACATCATAAACTATTATTAGAATTCACAAATAAATTAATGGAGAGATAAGATGAAGATATTAAGATTTACAGCATCATGGTGTGGGCCATGCAAATCATTATCAATGAATTTAGAACAAGCAAATTTACAAATGCCAATTGAAGTTATTGATATTGATGTTCAGTCTGATGTTGCAGTTGAATATGGAATTCGTGGTGTACCGACATTAGTGATGTTGGATGAAAACATTGAGGTTAAACGATTGGTTGGTTCTAAAACCATCACAGAACTAAAAGAGTGGGCTACAGTATGATTAAAAAAGTTGATTCAAGACTTACAGATGAAAGAAACAGTTTTAAACCTTTCAATTATCCATGGGCATATGATGCTTGGTTGAAACATGAACAATCACATTGGCTTCACACAGAAGTTCCAATGATGGAAGACGTTAAAGATTGGAAAAAGAAACTAAGCAAAGAAGAAAAACAATTTCTTACACATATCTTTAGATTCTTTACACAAGGCGACATTGACGTTGCTGGTGGTTATGTAAAGAACTATTTACCATATTTCCCTCAACCAGAAGTTCGCATGATGTTGTTAGGTTTTGCTGCAAGAGAAGCATTACACGTTGCTGCATATAGTCACCTAATCGAAACACTCGGTTTACCTGAAGCCACTTATAACCAGTTCTTAGATTATCAAGAAATGAAAGATAAACACGATTATGTGTTAGACCTTTCTTCTAAGAATGGTGATGCCGCCTCAACTGCAACCCACATCGCCGTGTTCAGTGCTTTCACTGAAGGGATGCAGTTGTTCTCCTCTTTCATCATGTTATTGAACTTTCCACGCACAGGTAAGATGAAAGGTATGGGACAGATTGTTACTTGGTCAATTGTTGATGAAACACAACATGCTGAGTCAATGATTAAATTATTCCGTACCTACATAGAAGAAAACAAAGAGATATGGAATGATGAACTTAAAGGCCGTATTTACAGCATTGCAGAAAAGATGGTTGAATTGGAAGATAAGTTTATTGACCTCGCCTTTTCTATGGGCGCTATGGACGGTCTATCTAGTGAAGATGTCAAAAAGTACATTCGTTATATTGCTGATAGGCGCCTTATATCTCTTGGTCTTAAAGGCATTTTTAAAGTGAAGAAGAATCCATTACCTTGGGTTGAAGAAATGATTAACGCACCAACACACACAAACTTCTTTGAGAACCGTGCAACTGATTATGCTAAAGGTGCATTGTCCGGAGATTGGGGCGATGTGTGGGCAAACTAAAGGAAACATATGACAACAAGAACAATAACAGCGGAGTGTAGTAACTGCGAATCCAGTTACGATGTAATTTTTATGGAAGAACTAGTATCAGAAGAATTACCTGAGTTTTGCCCGTTTTGTGGCGAAACGATTGATTCATTATCCGAAGACGAATATATAGAGGATGATGAACTCAATGATAATGAAAAATGGGACTGAACTGGACATATAAAGACAAAGAATTTACAGAAGAATTGATTGGTGACGATTATGGCTTTGTGTATCTTATAACCAACAATGTAACAAATAAAAAATACATTGGTAAGAAGTTTTTCTATTCCTCAAAGACTAGGCAAGTGAAAGGTAAGAAGAAACGATTCAAAGTTTCCTCTGACTGGCAAACTTATTACGGTAGTAACGAGGAATTGAAAAAAGATGTTATAATACACGGACTAGATTCGTTTAGCCGAGAAATTATACATCTATGTAAAAGCAAAGGTGAGTGTGGTTATCTTGAAGCAAAAGAACAGTTTGTAAATGGTGCTCTGGAGACAGATGATTATTACAATTCTTGGATTATGGTAAGAGTAAGAAAATCACACATTAAAGGATTACAATGTTAGATTATTTGAAGGAGGTTGGTGGGGAATTTGATGCTTTATTTTTCTTGCCAATGGAAGAAGAAGATAGTATCAACATTATGACTAACAAATATAAAAATCCAGGACAACCAATAAAAGGAAACATAATTGGCGATTGGTGGCACATTTTGTTGTTTAAATGCAACGAAGAAAATGGCCAAGTCGAGGACCTTGATATCTTTGATGCCATATTTGCCGATCCTAGGGAATACATATCCGGACTGATTCC